ATTTTCTTCCATTTCTATTGCTGCTAAAAGAATTTTATTCAGTTCTTCGTTAATTTGTTCTTCTAATTCTGGAGGCATTCCATCTTTATTAATTTTTGTTGATTCACCAGTAACATTATCAATTTTGTAAATATCAACAAGCAAAAACATTTCACCGTTTTCATCTTCTTGAACAAAATCTCCTGGAGGAAATGCAATTAAATATTCTCCAACTCTAAACCCTTCTATCTTATTATCCATTATAATATCCTTTTAATGCTTTCTCTCTATGAAATCTATTTGCTCTATTAAAAAATAAAACACCATCCAAATGATCTAATTCATGTTGGAATGTTCTTGCAGTAAGTCCTTCAAATTTTCTAGTAACCATCATTCCTGATGGTGTTTGAAATCTTACTCTAATTTCTTTTGAACGTTTTATTTTAACAGTTATACCAGGAAATGAAACACATGCTTCTTCCATTAATTCTACTTCATCACTTTGGTAAACCATTTTAGGATTAAAACAAACAAAATTTTCAGGATGTCCTCGCATACAAAAAACGCGATAAGGTAATCCTAATTGATTAGCAGATAAACCAATACCACCATGATCATTCATTTCAGAAATAAGTTTAGTAGAAATTTCTAATGTATCTTCTGGCGGATGAGAAAAATCAAAATCAGCTACCGGTGTAGTAAGAAAAATATTAGGATATTTAACTATCATACCCATTCCTCCACAATACCAATAAGTTCAGCAATTAAAAATCCAAAAGATAAAATAAATAATCCATCAGTAGGGTCAATTACAGCACCAAAGCATGCTATAATTCTAGCAGCACTTTTTGTATAACTTAATTTTGTATGCCACTTACGATAGTTATCTTCAAAATCACTCACTTAACATCTCCACCTGTTGGTCCATTAGCACCTAATGGTAAGTTACTAAAATAGTCACTACCTGCAGCACCAATAGCTCCTGTAGAGTATGCTCTTGTAGGGCAATTAGGAATATTACATACTACTGCACTCGGTCCTGTTTTACCACAAACTGAACATGCCATCCAGGCATTATCTTGAGGTCTCGTATTGAGCATTGGGTTGGTAATATAAAATTTTACCGCATCATTATAACCATCCCTATAGCCTTCTTTATAGGCTTTTAGATCTTTAATTGTATTATCATCACTCATGATGCAATCCTGCTAAAATTTTTATGTTTTTCAAATTTAATCACATTGCTAAATTTATCTACCAATTGGTCTACTTTATGACTTATAATAAACGTATTAGTATCTTGTGTCAAGTTATTTAAAATTTTAAGAAATTCATCAGTACCGTTGCTATCCATTGAACCATCCAAAACTTCGTCCATGATAAGTAGATTAGTAGAAGCAGAATTACGCAATTTAGCAATAGCTCTCCAAGTAAACAAAATAGCCAAATTGATACGCATTTTTTCTCCTTCTGAGAAAGAAGCATATGAGAATTCGTCTCTAAATCTAGATTTAATCGTTTCATCAAAATTTTCATCTAATTCAAACTGAACAAAGAAATCCATAGCAGAAAGATATTTGTTAATCAATTTATTAATAACAGGAATATATTGTTTGATAATTCTTGCTTTAATACCGTTGTCTTTAAGAATGACAGATGCTATACTATAAGCTTCTTTATCTTTTATTAGTTCACTCTTTTGTCCTAATAATTGATCAAGTAAAGCTTCAAGTTCAACCATTCTATCATCATTTAAAACAAACTCTTCAGTTTTCTTTTGAAGCTCATCGATATCTTTTGCTGCTTTTTTACATTGAGAAAGAAGACCTGATATACTATTTGAGTGTGTAATCTTTTCAATATTAAAAGATGTAATTTGTGATGAAATATTAGCAATATATTGAATACGATCTTGAATTATTTGTATCTCTTGACGGAGTTGTTCAATTCCTTCATTGGTTTCTTCGAGTTGATTTTGTTTAATCGATACAGTCTCACATTTAAAGGTATCATCAATCCCCTGTTTACAAGTAGGGCAATTATCATGCGAGTTGAAGAACTCAATTTCATTTTTGAGTTTGGCCAATTTATCGTTAAGTTGTGTTTCAAGAACTTGTAACTTTTTTGATTTTTTATTGACTTGATCCTGATCTTGGATGTCAGAATTTGCATTTTGAATTTCCAAATCAATTTTTTCAATTTCTTTTTTTTCTGCATCAATCTTTTCCATATATTGTTTAAGATCAATTTTTAATTTTTCAATTTGGTCATCATTATTTTTTTGTAATGCCATGATATGTTCATGTTGCATTTTAATTTTTTCAGAAGTAAGATCATATTGATAATCTACTTCCATTAACTCTGTTGTATTTGTTGAAATTTTTTCTTTAAGTAAACTATTCATTGTAGAAAAAATTTGAATGTCGAGAAGATCTTCAATAATTTCTCTACGATGTACAGGAATAAGTTGCATAAAAGGAACAAAAGATGCTGAACCAAGAACAACTACTTGGCAGAAACTTTTATGATTTAATTTAAGAATTTGCTTCTCAAGAATATCTTGATAATCTCTTGATGACGCATCTTGATTGAGAAGTTTATTGTTTTGATATACTTCAAAGATTGTAGGTCTAAATCCACGAACAATCTTATACATATGAGAACCAATATCAAATTCTAATTCTACAATAAGATCTTTTTTGTTAATAGAATTTAATAGTTGTGGTTTATTAACTTTACGAAAAGGTTTATTGTACAAAGCAAAAGAAAGAGCATCAAGAATTGTACTCTTGCCTGCTCCATTCTCACCAACAATAAGAGTTGTATTATTTTTGTTTAGCAGTATTTCAGTAAAACTATTACCGGTAGAAAGTAAATTCTTATAACGTATTGTCTTAAAATAAATCAATGCTTCTCACCTATCATTTCAATATCTGAATCTGTTTCGATCCAGAGTTTAGCACCACAGGGACGCGGTTTTTCTGGACGATATACCATACGAGATGGTCCTTTAATATCTACTTCCATACAATATGTAACAACACCTTTTTCTTCCACACGGACAACAGGCTCTTGCTCTCCACGTTTAGAATTTTTTTGAATAATATTTCTGTTGATATGAATTATTTTCACGATATATTATGTGCTTCAGTATAAAGATCTTGAATGATATTTTCAACTCTTTTGTTATCAGATTTAATATTCATTCCACCGATAAATTTACGAATAATACTCATTGTATCTTCTGCTTCGTTAACAATGTCAGAGTCTGTTTCAAGATCTAAATTAAAATTATCTTCTACTACCTGAATATCGGCAGCACCACATTTTTCTAATTTATCTACAACCAAATCAAACCAATAAGGATTTGTTTTATTTTTTACGACAACTTTTACATAACAATCTTTATAGATAGAAGGATCAAATGCAATCACTTCTTCCATATTTTTATTAATGTCGTCATAGAAAAACTTATTGAATATAGTATAAGGATTTTTAATAAATGTCAATTCTCTTCTGTGTGTATTAAGAATATGCATACCTTTTTGATCATTATAATCAGTCCAAGTAAATTGCAAAGGTGCTCCAAGATAATGAATATTACCATTATTGGAACGAGTATGATAATGCCCAGAACATACGAGATCAAATTTATCAAAGATCTTAGGATCATCACCATGGTCACTAATATGTCCCCTATACATTTCAAAACCATTCAACTCTAAATGACCTAATGCAATTGGAGCTGTAGTCTTATTAATATATTCCATTGTTATTTGTCTATTCTCATCACATATCCATGGAATAAGAAATACACTAGTCATATCTTTTAACTGTAACCAAACTGGTTTTTTATATACAATATGAATATTAGGATAGCGTCTTTTTTCTAAATCTGGATACGGTGTTTTGGCGTCACCAATCAACTCTACTAACGAATTTATATTATTAGTATTTTTATAAAACGTATCATGATTACCTGCAATGATGTGCATGGTAATTCCACGTTCTTGAATAGGATCTAAAAAATCATCTCGAAGACGTTTAGCCGTTATATAATTAATATACTTGCGACGATCAACGAGATCCCCAAGATGAATAATATTAGTAATACCTTCTCTAGCGAGGGTTGGAAAAAAGACTTCATCTAAAAACCTTTTCATGTGATTATTCATAATTGAAGAATCGTTTCTGATTCCCCAATGTGTATCTGTTATTAAAGCAATTTTCATACGTTATTTCTACCAATACGAGAATAATTTAATTGTGATTTTTTACTTTTTAAAATATTATTTTTCTTTGGAGGAATAAAATTACCTTGATGTTGTGCAGATTGCAAAACTTGATTGCAGTAATCTCTAATCGTTTCGAGACGCACAATATATGATTGTTTCAAATGTTCTTGTTTTGTGTTAAAAAGATTTTCGGCACAATCAATTACTGGTTGTGGTATCATATGCATATTATTCTGATTCATCGTCATCTTCTTCAATATCTATTTCGTTATCAATAAATTTTTCTACACCTAAATTTTTCTTAATTTTAAGTTTTTGTTTCTTTTCTTCTTGTTTTTTATCATATGATAAAACAAGATTATTCATATATTCATTATCTAAATCTACACTAACAGATTTGCTATCTTCACCTACAGCTTGTTCTGCTAACATACCTTCAAAATAAAAATTTTCTAATGTTTTTTGTTTAATGTAAAGATGTTTTTTTTCGTGTTCAATACGTCTTAAAAAAGCATAATATATGATTTGAGTAAAATATGCAAATGGATTATTTGATTTTTCAGGATTAAAATTATTAATATAAGTAATACAATTTTCTAATCCATCAGCTACCATATCTTCTCTAAATGTATAATTTACAAAATTTGGTTTATAAGAAAGATGTGTAGCAATTTTATATAAACATTCTCCTATATAAGGAGGTATTCGAGGAATTGGTTTATCGTTTGCTTTAGCAGTATCTACATCATTTTTATATTGTAGCATAACTGTAAAAAATTTCTTATTGTCTACATAATGAACGCCGGGTTTCTTAACCATGTTTTAAATTTCCATATTATAAATTTTGTAATTAAAATTCTCACTATTATATATTTCTAATCTTTCTAAGAGATGCTGCAATGTAAAATTGGTATGCGTTTTATATTTTAAATCGTCTGAAATATCATAAACTGTAACAGCATCTTTACTATCTGAAGTTCTCAACCCACGACCAATTGATTGGAGTACTCTAATGCGAGACTTAGAAGGAGAAGCAAGAATAACATTATGTAGATTACGTATGTTAATACCGGTCGAAAAAGTTCCATAACTGGCGACAATAATAGCATCGTTTTCTTTTTCAACGATTGATCTAACTTGTTCACGTTCTTCAGCATCAACACCCCCATGAATAAAAAATACCTTACGATAAGTATTTTTCTTATCTATCATATCATACACTATTTTTCCATGTTTGTCAACAAATTGATACAATACTAATGAATTTCCTTTAAGAGAAAGCGAAAGATTTGTAATGAACTTATTACGAGCCTCATGCCTTACAAGAAAATCCATCTCTGTCTGATAGTCGTAGTCTTTGCATTGTTTTCTTATCTCTTGTGAATACTGTAGAATGATAGTTTTAATCTTTAATTCAGCAACATGACCTTGTTCCATTAGTTTATTTGTCGTTGTTACTTGTTTGATAGGACCAAACAAACCTTCTAGAGTTGTTTTGTTTGTGAGTGATCCATCAAGAGTACCAGTAAATCCAAAACGATAGGGACAGTTATAAAGTTTTTCCATAATGTTAGTAAGAGATTTGGCTTTAAACTGATGTGCTTCGTCACCTATTACAAGTTTAAATTGATCAAACCAGGACTTTGGCATTTTGTAAATAGATTGCCATGTGGATATTGTAATAGGTTTATCTGTTTGTTTGTCTTGACCAGCATATATGCTATGAACTTTACTGCCACTATCAAATCCATAATCAGCAAAATCTGTAGCCAACTGGCTTACAAGAGAAGTTGTAGGTACAACTATTAATGTTTTTTCGTTATAGTATCTTGTTATAAGATAAATGATAAACGATTTACCAGAAGCTGTTGGAGACAGAAATACGGCC